CTTGTTGTTGCCTTGGTAGCTAAATCATCTAACTCTTGGTCAGATGCTTCTAAACCTCGTACAGTAGGCAATGCTGTTTCTATTTTCTCGAGGTTACTAATTGCTTCTCGTGTAACTTCTCGTGCTACACCGGGAATAGGTTCATTTAACTCATTCTCGTCCTGAGACGCAATGTCAAACAATTCTTCAAGTTTTTTAGTCATACATCTATTTAGTTACTTTGTTCTACCGTTGTAGAAAAGATCATCTTCGGTAATCACTCTGAAGATTAGTCCTTGTGATTTAGCATATGCATTAGCAGATTGCCACTTAGCATGATTGATTGCTATTGTTACACGATCTTTTGCACTAGCAACTTTGCTTTCGATAATGCTTTGTTTCTTTGGTTTGATCTCAATGATTTCTGCTTTGACTTTGCCTGCTTTGTCTTGGTAAACAATAAAGAAATCCGGAATATACTTATGTTGCTTACCGGTTATTGGATGACGATATGGGATCGCCATCGATTCAGAAGCCCAATTGATAATTTTATCATTTGAATCACAGAAGATCATAAATGTAAGTTCCCAACCTGATCGATATTTGGGCTTACCTTTGCCTATATACTTTTTTCCGTTTTTTACTTCGTATAGCCCTTGAGCATATTTTTGTCTGCGTGCCATTGAAAGTCAGCCTTATTGCAATACATTTCGTTGTACTGTTTGATTAGGACTAGGTACAGTACTTACTCCGTACAGAGCAGTCTTTGTTCTTACTAGATTTAAATAAAAAGCCATTGTTTGTGATAGTGCTAATGTGTTATTATTTGATTTACCTTGAATATCTTCTAGTAAAGTCATTACTTCAACACCAGATTCCTGTGCAATTCTGAACAGCACTGATGCAAAAGATGAAGCAGTGGCTCTACTAACTGATGTTCCTACAAAGTATGAATACACTACGTCCCATTCATTCGCTGGTACAACCAAATCTGCTGTATAAAAACTATTAAAGATTTGAACTGTTTGCTCGTACTCGTTAACTTGAAAGGTTGTTGCCATTATATTCTACCTATAATTCGTAATTGATTTAACTTGCGTACCTGCTGTTACAGGAGCATCAGCAATTGTGCTATTATCAGCGCCAGTAGGTATACCCTGATTTGCTTGATTAATTCTTGCTGGACTAGATCCGTTAGTAGGAAAGAAGGCCGACGAAGAAGGAGATGCTGTAGTATTAGTACCATTACCTAAGTTCGCACTCAATGCATCTTTCATACCTTGATTGATTATTGTTACTGAACTTGGTCTAGTTGTATCAGCGGCAGTAACGCTGTCTGATTGAAGTTGTGCCCGATTTGTACCTTCTGAATTTCCGAAATTCGAAGCAACCTCTTCTCTATACCCAGTATCCAATGGGCTAAACGCTCGATCATAATTTGCACCGCCAAAGCCTGTAACAAACTCTTCTGGATTATTTGCATCCATTTTACCGGAGTTATAAGTCACGGTTTCATAATCTATGGTCATCGTATTAGACATGACTCCTCCACCTTCAGCATAATCATATGTGTCGTGTGAGAAATTTGTAATGATTGGATTAATTAATGTGTATGCAAGAAAGTTCTGTTGCCAAAAGCCAAACACTGTAATATCTTTGAAGAAAGGGATCTTTGTTCCGTCATCTTGTGTTGAGCCACCCCTATAACCATAAGCCTCATCTCCTGCTATTGAAGGATTGTATATGTTTCTAGCCTGATATTTTGCTCCAGCGCCGGCGACGCCAAGTACATCTGCTTGATTAATAGAGTCAGCATAGTTATATTGATAGTATGCATTCCACATAGCAGTCATTTGACTTTGATTGTCATCGTGGAATACAACGTCTATCGGATCGTATTTAATTTTAGTTTGAACTATTCTTTTTCTATTATACTGATTTAATGTTTCAGTGTCAAATTTGTAACTAGGAAGTTTAACTGATTTGACTAGAATACCAAAGTTATCTCCGGTCGGGGGTTTATATGCTTGTTCGTTGATTTCAAAATACACATGAAATAGAAATTTAACCTTGGGAGCATTAGCCTGTCTATTCGGTAAAAATATTTTGGCGGCATGTCTAAAATCACGCAAATAAACTGTCATTGTACAATCACCTTGGTTGGCATAAATTGTTCCTCTATGATATTATTTATCAGAAACAAAAAACCGAACTTAAAATTAATTAAGTTCGGTTCATATGAGTGTTGCCTAAGCAAAAATGAGGCTATTAAACAGTTCCGCTTGGTGTACGTGTAGACTGTAAACCACTTTGTCCTACACCTGATCCAGGTAAAGATGCTAAGTCGCCATTGCCATTTGTCTGAATTGCGTTGTCATAACGAAGTGTTAATGCAATAGTCACTGCTTCTGAAGCACTATAGTTCAATGTTTGGTAGTTTGCTTGTTGTAAGAAACATCCAGCTAGTGACCAGTTTTCTAATACTACTGGAGCGTTCTGTCCATTTCCACCATCTAAGATTTGAATCTCTGTAGAGAACTTGTAATCTTGGCCGGAAGCCGCTGATTGTTGTTCGAAGAAGTCTAATTGCTTCTGTAACTGAGCTCCAACTGCTTTTGATACTAAACCAGAAGCATCATCTCTGATGTTGATTGCTAAAGGCTGCCAAGTATGCTTACCTGCAAGATAGACACGTGAATTGTATGCATTCAATGTAATCTCGTCAAATTGTACTTGTGGACGAGCGGCATCAATAACTTGTCTAGTTAATGATAATGCTCCTTGATCATCGCCTTGTGCTCCGAGGCCAATAAAGTTCACGCGGAACCTATATTGGAGTTTAGGCATCAATAAGCCTTGATTGCTCCCATCTTCAGGCTGAACTGAAAGATTTCTTAATGTATCTGAGGCTGTTGCCATGTTAATCTCCTATTAATGTGACTATATTTTATAGTCTACTTTTATTTATCTAAAAATGAGCGGCTTTTAACCGCTCATGTATCTTTTTCTTATGAACCTGATAACTCGCCAGTATTAAAGATTCTAACTGGAATGTATATAAATTCAGCCGCTTTGACTGGCTCAACTGCTATATCAATCCAAAGTTCGTTTCTATCAATTCTTGCTGGAGTGTTGTTAGACTCGTCACAAACTACTGAGTAGTCATATAATCCACGCTTTGAAATCAAATCTTGGAATAATGTTTCTACTACTGCTGAGATAGACTTTCTTGTTTGTGGATCATTTGGTTCAAATACGAATGGTCTAGCGGCAAGTATTAATTGTCTACGTATGTAAGCAACTAATCGTGCAACGTTAACTCTATCAAGTGCAGATGCTGAATTAAATGATGTTTTGTTACCATAGTTTAGTAAGCCGTTACCTGTGAAGAATACCATTGGGTTAATAAAGTTTGTGTATAACACATCTCTAATACCAATTCGTGTTCTAATGGTTTCAAATTCGCCAGTTTGTGCATCTAAGTAACCAATATTTGAAGCATTGTCAATAAGACCACGTCTAGTTCCTGCTGGAGCTAACCAAGGATAAGCAATATTGTCGTTACGTAAGATCGTTCTGAGCATCATGTGTGATGATGGTACAGCAACAGTAACGCCTGCTAAGTCATTAGTAACACCTGATGGATAGAATAGACCCATGTAAGTATTTCTAGTTACAAGTCCATCTTCACCAGTGCCAGTAGCGCCAACAGCGTTAGTTGCCCAAGCCTGAATGTCAGTTGCATTATCTCTAAGTCTCATTGGTGTATCACCAATAACGTATGAGGTCTCACCTCTATCAGCGTTCAACAAAATCATGTTAGGTTGTAGTTCTGGATAGTTCGGAGTTGCTTGTAAGTTAAAGAAGTTATCATCATCTCTAATAGCAGTGTTGCTATCAAGTGCTGATTTCATTGCTTTTACAACCATTGCTCTTTGTGCTTTACGACCCATATAAGGTGAACCGTCTGCTTGTAAGCCTGATGCAGTTACCCATGCATCTTTCTGTGCTGGAAGCACTGCTGGAGAAGGGAAACTGTCAGCGTTAAAGTAGTTAACTCTGTACTGTTTAACATTATAACCTGAGCGTCTGCTGTTCCATAACAACATGCCAACTGGTGATGTTGAAGATAAAGGAGCATCAACGTCTAAGTAATCAGATGTTAATAGTGTTACAATACTTGGAATAGGATCGTTTGCTGGGTTTGTTGTGCCATTTTGTGCCCAACGTGCGTCAGCAAATAGAATACCATTTGGTGTAGTTTGATCTGTATTGTCTATTAAGACCCACTGATCAACATTTGTCACTGACTGCCATCTTCTAATGATAGGATAGTTTTCTAAGTCAGAACTGTCGATCCAAAGATCACCGTATACTAATGCTGTACCGTCACTTTGTAGTGTTGGAGCAGTAGCAGATACGAGAGGTCCTTTAGGATCAGTTGCGTTTGTTACTGTTGGACTTGGTAAGCCATTTGCATCGTATCCTTGATTCTTATAGCCTCTCCAAGCACCGTTGAAGTTAATCATTATATCTGTTTGATTAGTTGCTGAGTAGAACCAGTTAGTCAAGTTAGTTGGGATCGCTGTTGGGGCACCTTCGTTTGACACTAGTGAGTTAGCACCTGTTGTCGTTAATGATAGTGCTTGCCAGTTAGACAATTGTACTTTGTAAGACGAGGCGCCTGTACCTGATACATATGTAACACCAGTTGGGACGCCAGCTGTAACATTACTAATACGAAGTACTAGATCGTTAGCAGGAGTTGCTCCGCCCAATGCAGTACCTAAGATAGTAACAGTTTCGCCTACTGCGTATCCTGTGCCAGCGGCTGAGAATGTGTCAGGGTCAAAATCATATTGTTGGTAGTTGTTTGTAACACTCGGAATAAAGCCAGTACCTGAAGCAGATGCTGTAGTAGCAGGAGTGAATGTAATGTCATTTTTGAAAGGACCATACTTACAGCCTGTTGTTGTACCTGCAATAAAGCCAGCTTCTGTGAATAAACCACTAGAAACGCCTGTTGATGCATCATAGTCATCTAATACAATAACACCACCTTTGGTGTGTGATAAAGAAATTGATCCGTCATCATTGACAACAGCAGTTGTGTTTGGAATACCTGCTCCAGACCATGATGTAATAAAGTCTGTTGCGTCTGTAGCATCATCTAAGTTTAACGTATATGCAGAACTTAGGCCGACTACTCCAGGAGTAGTAATTTGTATTTTACCAACATAAGGACCTGAATCGAAACTAGGTGCTGTGTTTGTACCTGTAATTGTAGTTGCGCCTGTTGCAGAACGATACCATAAGTATACTGGTCCTGCTGAGAAGTCGTTGCCATCGAATGCATATTGTGCATAAACTGAACCAGCCGGGATTGCTCCGCCACCTGTTGAGTCTGCCGCATAAATTTGAGCCCAGTCAGATTCTGCAAATGTTGGGGTTTTAGCTACCCAATTTGCTGTAGCACTGTTGTATGTAGAGACAACTGGCTGTAATCCAGTTCCTGATACTTTAATCCATACTGAACCAGTTGGTCTCGGTGCGTTCTGACCTGACTGCCATAATGGCTGTTGAGCAGATGTACCATATGTTAATTGTGGTTGAAGTCCAGTTGTAGTTGCTTGAGAGAAACCTAAATCAGCAAGAACTGTACCTACTCCGTTGTTAAGTCTAATATAGTAAGGAGCATCGTCGCCACCTGTTTGAGCAGAATAAAGTGTTAATTTGCTGTTAGTTGAAGATGCTGTAAGATATGTCCATCCTAATGCATTGATATCAGAAACAACTTGTGCTAATGTGTTAGTTGCACTAATAGAAATAGTTGCAGAATTTGTTCCACTTATAATAATATCAAAAGAGTCGCCTTGTGTTAAAGTAGGATTAGCTATACTACCTTGTAGTGTTGGCCATGCATTTTGCCATGCCGCTGATCCGACTGCTACCCAAGCATTGTTAATATTTTTGTAAAAGTATTGCGGTGCAGTTGTTGCCGTAGGTTGAGCATAGTTGAAGATAGATACTACAGCGTAATCACCGATAGTACCGATTGATGCTAAAGGTGCTCCGCCTGCTACGCCACCGACTAATGATGTTACATCAGAGATAACGATCGGAGTCTTTGT